CGGCAAACCATCCGATCAGTTCTTCGTTAAACCTACTAGACTGAGAATCATTTGGGTTCAAATGTTACTTAAAAGTTAAATTATGACTAAGTGGGTCATAAAGTCTTTTAACTTCCAAGAAAGAAAAATCACTTCAAATACAGTGAAGCGTTGCATGTACCACCATCTGTCGATCCTAACACCAATGAGATGATCTTTCAAAACTTGGGAAAAAGAAACAAAAGAGAAGTGGAAATGGAGAACAAAATCATCCAACATCACAAAAACTCATAAAATAAATAAATAAAAGAAAGTCACAAATCGCAAGAGATAAGATGAACAATTATCATCTACACCAAACCAGCATTCGTCTGTGATATTAAAACATCAACAGTAGAAATAGTTGTATGAGATGTAGTAGATAAAGTAGGTTGAAACTGTGCTTGTATATTACCAGGAGCATTTATTTTGACTAACATCAAAATAGTGCTATTTGCGGCACCACCAGCACAAGCTAAATTATACGTGCCCGGTAAATATTCACCAGGTAAATATGCTGCTTGTGCAGTACCAGCTTGACTATTCCAAATTTTAACAAGTGAAACAGTTTGGGTACCAGAAACAGTGCTATTTGCAACAGCATTTGCTTCAGTAATATTACAAGAATTGGCAAAATTACCAGAATCAGCAAGTGAAATGGAAACAAGAAAATAACCAGCTTGAATTCGAGATGGAAATTGGATCAAACCACCCCCTGATATTGTACAACCTAAAGTTGAAAACAGGGGTGTAGGTGCAACACCTGAATTTGGTAAACAAACATTAGTTCCACCTGTAGTTTGATATCCAAAATGGTCAACTTGAGCATTTAAGCCCAAGCCAACTGAAAACAGTGGTTTATAAAATGCTATCTCATAAGTGATCCAGAATTCACCAACAGTAGTAGCGGAAGATTGACCTTGCAATGCTAATTGCAGATTACCTAAGTTATATAACCTAGCATCTGCATTAGCAGGTAAAGCTCCAAAATTAACATAACGATGTGCAGAACCCAGTGCTGTTTGATTTGGTGCACACTCAATAGCGTGAAACATACTTTGATATGGTGCGCAAGAAGTAGCGTACTCATAATTTTCCATTTGTATTTTGGAAGAAAAGTTAGGTTTCAAAACGTTATATTCGGTGGCAAATACAACAGCACCATTAGCATTTGTGGAAGTCAAAGAAATGAGTGGTTTGAACTCAGCAATCATTCCTAAAACTTCAAATTCCTCAAATGCTGCGGCTAAAGAAGACAACCAAGGAAATAAAGTAATATTACCAGGATTAATGATAAAAGAACTATTATTAAAAGCAACACTAGAAGTAACATCTTGTACATACTCCCTATGTCTAAAAATAAAAGCTTGTCCCTTATTTTTAATCTCTGGTGGTTGTGTACCACACAACAATGAATTTTGATCAACATCATGGCTAGAAAGAACTGTGAGCTCATCCTTATAATCACCATGACCAGAAAATAAGCTACTAGCAGCATTATCTATCCAGCTACCAAGTTTACCACCTAAACCACCTAACAGGTCACCAACATAACCCCCCCGACCTTTGACACGCTTTTTGTAATCCCCATGTCCAGAAAAACCAGACTGAGAATTGTCCATAGCAGTTGCCATTAAACTAGAACCACCTTGACGGCGACGTAGTTTTCGGCGGGCATTACGACGTTGGTTACGAGCTTTTCTCGCTGCAATTTGTGACGGGGATAACTGACGTTTAGAAGATTTTCGAGCCATTGACTCAAAGCAATTAATTGAAAATTAAAGAGGATTCGAATTATAAGACCTCTTTTAAATTAATATAATTGCGAAACATCTCTACCTGTGTACATAGACCAATATTGCAGATCACTGAACACAGATAATCGAATGTTCTTTAAATCAATACCTTTAAAAGATTCTTTATCGATTCCTAACTTTAATAGGTTTTCAATGTAACCACGAAGAACTTGTCTTGTAGTTTTATTTGGCCAGCTTTCTTGTAACAGTCCAACGCACCTTAATAAGTTACAAGGTAATGTTCCATCACCACCAAATGCCATTGACGATAGCACTCGCTGTGTGGGTAAGACCGGCAAGAAAGATTGGACACCATAGTCTTCAACAAGTTGAAGCTCATGGCCCAAATATTTACAACCTATTAGTTCACCTTCATACTCATAAGAATATGGGATACCAAAAAGTTCAGCTGTTAATATAAACTGAGTAGTGTCAAAAGAAATACGGTCTTGCACGTACAAAATACGGAAAACTATATCGTCTCCATAAACACTAATAGCAACTGACTTTAAATAGGAATGAACCAAATCACCTTCCAAACATAAATTATAAAACATAAAATAAAAATAGAACGAAAAGTAATTTCTTGCTGAATTAAGAGAATTATCGTTGACCGTATTACCAAAGCCAGAGGGCATTCCAGACATAAGAAGATACAAATTGTTACTAACCGCACAGTATTTAAACCATGAGTTTTGATAAACAAAAAGTAACCTTTTATAAGAATCTTCCTCCATACTTGAGTAACACATCAATCGAAGTTTGAAATTTTCCCAATGATTAAAATAATGGACATAAGCATCAAAACTTTTGCCATCTACAGATCCAACCCTATAACTACCAAATTTATCTGTTAGTTTAGAGTAACCATTCATGTATTTGGATATACCAACATCAGAAGGTAAATGAACCTGTCGAGAACACATTTTGTTGTTAAAGTCCAAACAAAGCCTATTTGAAAAAGAAGTAAACTTAGCATCAGCTGCTAAGAAAACACGGAATTTATCATATTCGAGATCTGTAACCAGTTTTGATTTACTCAGTTCCCTCAACTCATCCTTTGAAGAGACGAGCCATACAGGAGCTGAACAATTAGGAAAACTGTTCCAATAGTCTTCAAAAATACTTAAATTTCCGACCTTTTCAAAATAATCACGTTTGTTTTTATATTGTTTATTCAAGGGATAACCCATAGAAGTCGTTTTGTCCATTTGATCCCAGACATCCTCTAAACTAAGAATTTCACAATCCTTAAGTATAGGGACAAAGAGATCTTGCACATGTGTGCTAGCCAAATCAAAACTATGAGCTAATTCATCAGACCAACAAGGAGTAGGTACATCATACTTACCAAAGGAAGCAAGATAACCTTCTAAATCAACTGTTGGTTGAAACATTTTCAAACATTCCTCCTCCAATTTAGGGAAATAACTAGAAACAAAATTATAAAATAAGGAATCAAAACATTCATCAGAAATATCAAAAGTATCATTTTTTATATTATACAAATAATTTACAAACTTATATTCCTCCAACGGGTTTACCTCTGGATCTCTGAAATCAGAGATTTGAGGCACCCACTCTAGTTTAAAGAGTTTTTCACCATTGAAAACTTACTGAGTTGACCATTTACAACTTCAGTAAGATTGATACCAGAATTAACAGAATCATTAAGTTCTGGACCAATTATAGTTTGTTTATTATGTATAGCTACAAGAAAAACAACACCATCTTTAATTTTAAAAACAGGAGAACCACAGTTGCCAATTTCAGTATGTATATTATACATAACTTCACTAGCACCATATTGATTACGAATCCCCAGACATTTTCCATAATGAATCTTTGGACTTATGGTCACAGTCTCATTGATTGCTTTACCAACCAAGGAAACCATGCAAACTTCGTCTCCATCACATGCTGTAGCCAGCGGAATTTGACGAGCTCCCAAAAAGTCCACGACTTGCTTGCGATCTTGTTGTGAAATAATTAAGGCATTAACATCATTTAATGAGGATAAAACCAATAAATCAGTTTGTTTAGCTAATTTAATTGGCATTCCATCATTAAAACTTGTTGAATGTCTTAAGAATGTTCCATCTTTATTTATTTCTAAATATTCAAGATTGTTATCAAACGCGTACTTAGATTCATTAAGTTTAAAGATATTACATTGAGTTTTAAGTATTTTAATGGAATAATCTCCTTTAAACACTTTCTCTTGTAATTTGTTTTCTGCAAAATGCTGCGTAATATAAAAACCAGGAAAAAGTTTATTCTTTCCAATAGGAATATTATAATGGTAGGTACAGTTCTGATAATCCACTATAGCATCATATTTGTCACACAAAAGCATGACAAATACAACACCTTGTATTGAATCAAGACGAACTACTGGCTTGCCAGTTGGACCTTCCTTAACTTCAACCATTGGTAATTTCTGCTTTTCAGCATCTTTCTTCTGTTTTCGTAAAATATTACGTCTATGATTTCTCACTTGTTTACGAATTGCTTTTGCACCAGGATCTTTAGGACCTTCATGACTTATTTTTGCCTGTTCACGAGCTACACGTTTACGATGTTGCTCTTGTTCATACTCAGTGAGTTTCTCTCTACTCCAATCGTTATCAATGATTGTCTTCAGTTTCCCTTTGAGGTCTGAAAACAACATATTCCAATCGGTTTTACGAGCTTCATTGGTTGAATCAAGGGACATACGATTTATTAGACTTACTTTTAAATTATCAAAGTAATCCAAATAGCGTAATTTATGAATCTTAGCTAAATCATTCGTGGTTTCCCAAACACTTCTCACATAGGTGTCCAGCACTTCCTGAGCACCTTTAATTCCAGACATCTCCGAAGAAATATCTGCTGGTGGGACATGGCTCAACATTTTCCTAAAGTATGAATCCTGTGGTAATCCCAAATTTTCATTAACTTTATCAGCTGAATAAAAATTTGGTAAATAAGGATCCTTCAATGGATCATTTTTAATCATGTCGTGTGTAACAACATCTTTAAAATTCCACTTATATTTAGGAGCATCTTTATTATGCATTGTATAAGAAGCTTGTCTCTCTTGAATAGCTGCAACTAAGCGGCGTTCAAAAGGTGTCATAGCTTTTTGTAAATTCTCATCATAAAGACAGCCTCGGCCATATTTAGAAATCAATTCGTTATAATTTTGCTTATTTAATCTTTTAAGATTGACCCTTTTTCCTTTATGTCCACCGCCTTCAAAGTCTTCCACGCCAAGAGAGTAAAGAATACCAATAATAAGAGGATTGAATGTATCAATCTCATTATTATAGAATTCAACTACATCTGGTAAGGAAATTCCTTTACGGTTACCTTCAAGGGCAGTTACGGTTATAGGAAAAACTTGATCTTTGTCTTTAACCTCAATTAATCTCACTACATTATTTTTAACATCCGTTTCCGTGTTAAAAGTAACATTAGGAGCTGGAGGTTGAGGAGGTACTGTTGATTTTGTCTCAGTAATATCAGAATTAGTATTACAACAAGACACTGAAGCTTTAACTTCAACAACTGGTACCTCTTTACTACAGACAGGACCCTCAAGTTTTGGTTGACAATCTTTCCCATTTTCTGTTGTTAAAACTGAAAAATCTTCAATCTTATTATCCTTGTATATTTTCTTCATTGCTAAACGCAAAAGAAGAACAAAGATAAACAACATAGTTATGGAAGCAAAGATAAATTTCATTCTATTCTTATCCCCCAATTTGGCTTTCATGGATTGACCATACATCATTACATCATCCTTAAAATTCTTTAATCCCTCAGATGAAAAAGGACCTTGCTTAATTTCTTCAGCAGGTAGATCCTTCATTTCATCAACCTTAGTTCTCATCAAGGTAATAACTTCATTCATAACAGGCTCAGCTTCAGTGACCACTGTTGCTCGAGGAGCAAACATCCGCACTAAAACAAAGTACTGTTTAATAGTAAAAGTTGAAAGGGCTATAGAGGCCTTAAAAGTTGTAAAAGCCGCAAATAAACCCTTCATACCAGATTTTCTAAGGATAGGAATTAAAAACAATGCAAAACAAATATCTACTGCCTCATTAAATTGCTTCATGAGTTCTTTAGATGATTTTTGTTTTGCAGTCTTCTCAAATGATGAGGTTAATGATGAAACTACACCAAGAGCAACTACTAATAGATTTAAATCTGCGAAAATAAATTTGATATAAGAATCAAAAACTTCTGCCCCAAAATTGTATATAAACGGTTTGTTCGACGTCCATCCACGGAGTTTAACACGTCCCCAAAAGAACGCATCATCCACAAACCATCTAACACCACTTTCTAAGTAATAAGTTATATGATCACAAATAAATTCCCATTTAGTAGAATGCTTCTGGCCTACAAAGGCTTCTTCATGAATTCCAAATTCTTCATTCATTTTCTTCATGAAACTTCTTGACCCCCTAATAAAATAAAAGATAAACCCGGAGAAAACTCCAATAAGAGGATTAAATAAAACAGTAGTTAATGAAAACACTGAAAAGTAAAATAGCTCTTTGGCA